TAGCCGCGCATCGGCATACCGCCGCCCCTCATGCCCATAGCCATACGCTTGTGCTGATTGACGTCACCGCCGTTGGACATCATGACAACCTTGCCGGTCTTCATGCTAGGTTCGGAAACCACCTTGTTTTTCGGGCCACTGCCCACGCAGCCACCACCACGGGAAGCTGCGCCCATTCCACGACCGGCCATGTTAGTACCCTCGCATCGCGCGACCACGCGCGTCCTTACCGCCCTTCTTCATAGCACGGCCTTTCTTGTCCGCCATGCCGCCCTTCTTCATCTTGCCCACACCGTCAGCGGCAAAGGCAGGAACCCTCTTTCCCTTCTTCATGACCATCTTTAGTTTGCCAGGCATTGTCATTTCCTCCTTAAGGATTAACACTTCCACCGACGACGCGCTTGGCGAATCCGACTATTCGGATCTTTAGCGGCCTCGGGGTACATCTTCATCTGTCCGGCCGATCGTGCACAAAAAGACTTGCGCCGCTTGGCTCGAGCAGGGCCGGGATTGCTTTCGGTTACCGCAGTTTGAAGCTTGCTGCCAGGATTAGCGCGGCGGTATGCCGCCACGCCTTTCTTAGTCATGCCCGCACCGGACTTCGTAGAGCGAAAGTTCCCGCTTTTGACTGACGTAGCAATGCCCATGCCTTTGCGAACGGCCCCGCCGCCACGAAGAGCCAGGCCCATGCCGTTACGTCTCATTACGCAGGCGCTCCGCCGACGTACAGCACCGTGACGCTTAGTACCTGTCCCGAGGACAACGTGGCATGCACGCCGTCCGTGGCCAAGACCCCGTCGTCCGGGATGATGATGTCGTAGGCCCCGGCAGCCGCCGGTGTCTTGACTTCCATGATCTCGGTGCCACTAGAGCCGCCTGTCTTCAAAGTAATAGCCGCAACCGTGCCGCCACAGGTGTAGTAAATACCCTGGATGCGAGTACGGCCATTAACCATGTCACCAGTAGCGGTAACGGTTTTGGCTTTGACGTCACTTGCAAAGCTCATGACAGCCTCCTATTAGCGGGTGGCTGAAACGAGCAGATAGTCCACCGACGTCTTGCGAGTACCCGTAGCACTGCCCGAGAGGGACATCGCGGCAACCGTCAGATCGGTCGTCGGGATGTTGGTCGTGTGCGTCGCCACCAGCTTGCGGTTGACAAAGAACTCAACCTGACCCGTGCCCAAAGCACGGAAGCCCAACGTGACGTACGTGTCATCCTCAAGGTCTACGAGCGAATCGGTCGAGGTCTCAGTGCCGCCCGACTCAGTCTTACAGAGGATCGAGGCATTGCCGTCGTTTACTTGGAACACGATACGGTCAGCCGCCGTCAACATCGCTTCTGGATTTGTTGCGAAGTTTACGGTAAGGCCCGCACAGATGTCCGTCTGGTCAGCATCGTTACACTTAAGACGGGTCTGGAACCACACATACTTGTCAGCGGTCAACGCGAACACTTCATTGCCCTGCACCGAAGCGCCGTCGTCATCCGTCGTGGCAGCAGAGGTTAGCTCAAGAACGCCGTTAAGAACGTCGGCGCCAATTCCAGCAGAGGCTCCCGAGTCCTTAACAACCGTCCAATCGTTCGTTGAATCAAGCGCGACCCCAACGAAATCGTCTATCAGCGTGACAACGTCAGCGTCAATCGTCGTGGAAAGGTCCGCGGCCCAAGCGCCGGTGGCGCCTTTGCCCGAATACTGAATCAGGCCTGAAAAATGCGTAACAGCCATTTAAATTTACCTCACATGCGAGTTAGGTACGTCTGTCTGCATGTCGTCAGCCGGGTCTGTCAGACGTACCGGATTTCCCCGGAGACTTGACTATACGTGAAGGAAGTGCATAGAGAAAGGGGGCCTTGCGGCCCCCTTCCATTCTGCTTGCCTCTTAGGCCGCGCCAGGCGAACCGAAGATGCCGCGAGGGTCGCTGAAGCCGAAGCTGTAGCGCTCGCGAGCCTTGTACCGCACGTTGCCGGTGTCGAAGTCGCCCTCGAAACCAGTCTTAATGGCAACACGCTGGAACATCTTCATGCCGTTCGGAGCGTCGGTTTTGATAAACCATGCGTCCGGGTCGGTCAAGAAGTGGTTCACGGTGTAACCCTGCGGCACCATGCCCATGTTCTTCACGGCGTTGATGTCGTTGTCCGCGGTGCCAACACGAAGCGTGGACTTCATGATGCGATCCGCAGTGAACATCAGCTCCTTGGGAATAATGAGCTTCAAGCCCTGAACAGCGATCTTCAAACCACGCTCGTCAACGAACGCGGCAATGTCGATCAACGCCTGCTCAAGCGAGGTCTCGCTCAGATCCGCCGAAACAGTAAGCTCGTTCTTCAGGTCCGGGCCCGACAGGGTCGGGTGATCCGTCGCGCAGAGCGGCTTGCCGTCGCCACCGATCGAAGTGGTGAACGCGCCGTTGAGCACGCTCGCCGCCTTGATCTGCTTGGTCTGAGCCATGGAGCGAGCCAACGCCTTGGTGTAACGCGCCGAGAGACGATCGTAGAGGTTGTCCTCCACGGCCTCTTCGGTGAGCGAAAACGCCAGGGCGATCGTCTCGTGGGTGTAGCGCGCGGTGTAGACTTCCTGCGCCTGGTCGTATGCAACGCCAGCGCCTTCCGTCTTGACCGGAGCCTCGCCAAAGCCCGATTCCATAACCTCTTCTTCGAACGCACGATCCGAGGTCTCCACCGAGTAGATCTCGGCGTGCTCGTTCTCGTAGTTCTTGTATTCAAGGCCGAACAGGGCGTTCAAGCCCGGCTCGAGTTCCTTGACCAATTGTGCACGTGAAATAGCCATTTTTTATGCCCCTATGTATCAGGTTACGGCCTTAACGCCGGCGCTGCCGTACAGGTGCTCGTTGATTTTCACAACGACGACGGCGAAATCCCCAAGCGCATTGCCAGGGACATTCCACAGACCGACGATCTTGAGGTTCAATGCCGCCGTGTCCGCGATGGTGGACGAATCCAACTCCATCGAAGAAACGCCTGTGGTCGTACTGCCCCCAGTGCCGACGACATCCGCGTTCTTGCCGATGTCGGCCTGAACAATGTCTTCGTCGGCTTGGACGATGAACAACTGACTCGGATCGTCAATCACGTCGGCAACGATCTTGCCCTCGGTGATGTTGACGCTGCCCGGGTAGTAGTTCTTCCACGTCGGCTTGCTCGTGCTCGGGTCAATGTAAAACACGCCGTTCAGTACCCCAAGCGCCGCAGCGTGCGTGCCCGGGAGAAACTTCACGACATAGCCGCCTACGATCGTCACCAGGTCACCCTGGAAGATCGCACCTGCCTGACTGTCTTCAATCTCGTAACCGTACTGCTTCTGGGACCCAGTTGCAGACAAATTGCCGAGAGGACGAAGACCAAAGGCTTTATCTACGTTTGCCATTTGATTAATCCTCTAAAAAAGTTATTCACTGGTTCCATTTGTTTTGGAACCTCCGAATGAAACGCGAGATCTACGGGTCGGTCGCTCAATGACCATGCTCGAATGAGCATTGCTCTTGAGAAGCTCGTTATCCGCAGCCTGCATTTGGTCGCTCGCTCTGCGGGCATAATATGCCGCGCGCTCTTCCACGCTCTCTTCAGGGATACGTGCCAGAAGGAGACCTCCCACGCTGATTACTCCAGCATGTCGGCCGTCGTCTGCTACTGAAGCTGGGAAGTCAGGATATTCGTCCGCACGAACCAGCTCGTACCCCTCACGGAGACGACCTGCAATGTTCGAGCGGTCTTCTACCCCGCCTGCCGAAGCCCGAATCCAGCGGTGTTTGTACCCCATAGGAGCTGGCGGTGCGTCCAGTCGTGAAGGTGGAGCCCATGGGCGACGTCGCGCGGTCTTCGTACGAGTATCGGTCTCGCGAGAAGCGCGGTTAATAACAGGCATTTTAACGTCTGACATGGTTTTACTCCTTCACGTACTTGGCATATTCCTCGAGAGGAACGCCCAGCTTTTTAGCAATTGCCACTTGACTTGGCGTCAACCTGACAGTGCGGCGTGCAGCATTGTTGATCCCGGAGGATCGCGAGGCAGGCGCAACCGTTTGCACGTTACGGCCCCTGCTCTGCGTGCTCGAGCCGCTTTCCTGAAACTTATGCGGAAAAGCGTCTCGAATACGTTTGTCAAGCTCATCATAGTACTCGTCTGAGTTCGGGTCAACGCCGTCAACTTGTACCAACTGACGGTGGATGCCCCACGCAGCGTGGGTCATGACGGTGTCCCGACCATACCACTTGTTCTTCTCGGCCCACTCCTCAACCCGGGGGTCGACCTGTTGGACCTGCGGGGCGGGGGGCTGATAGGTCTGTTGCGGCTGCTGTTGTTGTTGCTGCATGTAAGCTTCA